AGTTAAAAAATAGTTGACTTCTGAAGCACAATCAAGTATAATAAAAGATAAGCTAACTAAGGATAACATACATTGTTTAAAAAAGCGGCAGTTTTTACCGATATCCACTTAGGATTAAAAGGTAATAGCAAAGTTCACAATCAGGACTGTGAAGACTTTATTGACTGGTATATCAAAGAAGCACAAGCTGCCGGTTGCGAGACTGGCATCTTCTGCGGAGACTGGCATCATAATAGAAATAGTTTAAACTTAACTACTATGGATGCTACTATTCGTAGTATGGAAAAGCTAGGAGCTGCCTTTGAGCAGTTCTTCTTCTTTGATGGTAATCACGATTTGTATTACAAAGACAAACGTGACGTTAACAGTACAGCATTTGCTAAACATATTCCGGGTATTACATTTATCGACGAAATTACTACAATTGAGGACGTTACTATTGTTCCTTGGTTAGTAGGCGACGAATGGAAGAAACTTAGAAAGTTAAAAAGCAAATATGTTTTTGGGCATTTTGAGTTACCTAGCTTCTATATGAACGCTATGGTACAAATGCCCGATCACGGCGAGTTACGTGCAGAAGACTTTAGTAATCAATCATATGTGTTTAGTGGACACTTCCACAAACGTCAGCAACAAGGTGTAGTACATTACTTAGGTAATGCATTTCCGCACAATTATGCTGATGCATGGGATGACGACCGTGGCATGATGATACTTGATAGAGAAAATGATAAAGAACCTGTGTATCTTAACTGGACAGACTGCCCTAAGTATAGAACTGTTGGGCTGAAGAAGTTATTAGAAGATACTGATAACATTATTAAACCCAATATGTATTTGCGTGTTACTATAGATGTTCCAATTTCTTTTGAAGAAGCAACGTTTATTAAAGAAACATTCGTTACACAATATAAGTGTAGAGAGATAGCACTTATTCCTCAAAAACAAATGGAAGAAATATCAACAGATATCGACATACAACATTTTGAAAGTGTAGACCAGATTGTAAGTGGTGAAATATCTGCTATTGAATCTGAAAACTTTAACAAAAAGATGCTATTGGACATTTATAACGAACTATGATACGTATTAAAGATTTAACCGTAAAGAACTTCATGAGTGTTGGTAATCAGACTCAAGCAGTTGATTTTAATAAAGAACAATTGACCCTTGTGCTAGGTGAAAACTTAGACCAAGGCGGTGACGATAGTGGGAGCCGAAATGGTACAGGTAAAACTACTATCATTAATGCACTAAGCTATGCATTGTACGGTGTTGCTCTTACAAACATTAAAAGAAACAACTTAATTAACAAAACTAATTCAAAAGGTATGCTAGTTACGCTACACTTTGAAAAAGACGGACAGGATTATAGGATTGAACGAGGACGTTCGCCTAATGTGCTTAAATTCTTTGTTAATAATCAAGAGCAACAAATGACCGACGAGTCGCAAGGTGACAGTCGCAAAACACAAGAAGAAATTAATACATTGTTAGGCATGTCACACGATATGTTTAAACATATTGTTGCGCTGAATACATACACAGAACCGTTTTTAAGTATGCGCACTAATGATCAACGAGCTATTATTGAACAGTTGTTAGGTATTACAATATTGTCTGAAAAAGCCGAAGGCTTAAAAGAACAGATGAAATTGAGCAAGGATGCAATTACTCAAGAAACACTTAAAATCGAAGCAATACAAAGTGCCAATGGTAAAATTGAAAGTACAATTGAGAGTTTAAGAAAAACACAACGAGCCTGGATATCAAAAAAACAACAAGACGTTACAAAGCTATCTAAAGCAATCGACGAGTTAGAACACTTAGACATTGATGTTGAACTAAATTCTCATGAAAGATTGCAGAACTGGACAGCGCATAATAATGCTATTTTGGCTCTTAAAAAAGAATTAAGCACATTAGAACCAGCACTACAACGTGCAGACAGGTCTGTTGAAAAGGCACAAAAAGATATCGCAGATTTAGATGATGCTACTTGTTATACGTGTGGTCAAGAACTACATGCAGACAAAAAAGCAGAAATAGCAGATCGTAAAACTAAAGAACTTGCTGATGCTATTGCATACCAGTCTGAGATTACTACTAAGGTAACTGACGTTGTAAAGGGCCTTAAAGACATAGGCGACATTAACGGCAAGCCTACTACGTTCTATGAAACTGCTAAAGAAGCATTTGATCATCGGCAAAATGTTGACAGTTTAAAACAAGCTCTAAGTACAAAAGAAACTGAAAATGATCCGTACGAAACACAGATCAACGAACTTAACAACTCAGCTATGCAAGACATTAACTGGTCTACAGTTAATGAAATTACAGATTATAAAGAGCATCAAGAATTCTTACATAAACTATTAACTAATAAAGATAGCTTTATACGTAAAAAAATTATTGAACAAAACTTGGCGTACTTAAATAATCGTCTTACATACTATATTGTAAAACTAGGTTTGCCACATCAAGTAGTATTTCAAAACGACTTAAATGTTGAAATTACTCAATTGGGTCAAGACTTAGACTTTGACAACTTATCACGTGGTGAACGCAATAGACTTATACTTGGTATGAGCTTTGCATTCCGTGATGTTTGGGAAAGTTTGTATCAGAACATTAACTTATTGTTTATCGACGAGTTAATTGACAGTGGCATGGATACTGCCGGAGTTGAAAGTTCTCTAAGTGTTCTTAAGAAGATGGGCAGAGAACGAGAAAAAAATGTATATCTTATATCACATAAAGATGAACTTATCGGACGAGTTAATCATGTGATGCGAGTAGTAAAGGAAAATGGGTTCACAAGCTACGCAAACGATATTGAAATAATAGAATAGGAATTTTATGATTGATTTTATAATATTTGGAATAGTCGACAATGCAATAATGATCTTAGGAGCCATGACAGGGTTATCTATTGAAAAGTATTTGCCTAAGGCATTTCAAAAGGGAATTGGAACAGTAATTGGTGCAGGTATCGGCAATGCTGTGAGTGATTTTATGGGTGGTGCAACTACAGCAAGTTGGGAATTAGCATTTGGTACAGCATTTGGTTGTATTATAGGTCTTGTTTTTATTCCACTATTCAAAAAAATCCAAGACATGTATATTGAGAGAAAATAATGAAAATTGGTGTAAGAGGAAGTAATTTAGCACTTGCATACGCAAATCGTGTGTGCAATGAACTTCCGTGCGATACTGAAATTGTTGTTATTAAAACTGCCGGTGACTTAAATCCAGATGTGCCTATTCACGAAATAGGCGGTAAGGGAGTGTTCTGTAGCGCAATTGAAGTTGCGCTACATAATAAAGAAATTGACGTTGCAGTACACAGTTTAAAAGACATGCCCGGTGAAGAACATCCTGACTTAATTATTGCTGCAATGCTTAAACGTAATAGTCCACATGATGTACTTTTAGGGAAAATTAGTTTTGGGTGTACCATAGGAACTAGCAGTCCAAGAAGAATTGCACAGCTAACAGAATTATATAAAAATTTAGATATTAAAATAAAACCCATTCGTGGTAATATTGATACTAGATTAAAAAAACTTGACAATGCGGAATATGATGCTATAATACTAGCTGAAGCAGGATTAAAAGCGTTAGATATTAGACGTACATGGATGAGAATTCCTACTATTCCTGCCGTTGGGCAAGGAGTAATTGCGTTGCAAACTAGAAAAGACGATATTGAAGTTATTAACATTGTTAAAAAAATTAATCATGCAAAAACATTTGCTCAGGCGCAAGTTGAACGTGCATTTTTAAAAGGCATGGGAGGCGATTGTCATACGGCACTAGCAGCACATGCAACAGGAAGTGACCCTATTACGCTACGGGCAGTGTATTATGATTAATGATGATATACACGACCAATTAACCAAAGCGTATATGGAGTATTTTAAAGAAAATGACAAATTTGAAGCTCGTAATTCTGTGCGTACACACGCTTCTGTAAGAAGATGGTTACGTGAAATACGAAGATTAGCAAAATTACGCATGGAAGAAATACACGAAAAACATGTAACAACTAAAAAAACCATAAAAGGCAATAAAACTGAATAGGCACGGTAAGTATACTCATGCAGTGGACTTACGAAGGGAAGACAATAGACACAATACCAGACGAGTATGAAGGCTTTGTTTACCTCATTACCAACACCACTACAGGCCAAAAATACGTAGGCAAAAAACTAGCAAAATTTAAAACTACTAAGCCACCACTTAAAGGCAAAAAAAATAAAAGACGCGGCACTAAAGAATCAGACTGGAAGACATATTATGGTAGTTCAGACAGATTAAATGCAGATGTTGCTAAACTAGGCTCAGATAAGTTTACACGAGTAATTCTATATCTATGTAAAGGTAGGGGCGAAATGTCCTACATAGAGGCAAGAGAACAGTTTGATAGGCGAGTACTTGAAACAGATGATTACTACAACGGAATCATCAATGTTAGAGTCGGCGGATCAGACAAGCTCAAACAGGCATTGCTAGAACATCACATACAGGCAAAACATTCCAACACATAAGGTTAGCGGGCCAGTTTAAATTACCGCTGTGGAAAAAGCTCTCGTATAGAAGCACACGTACATATTGATCGACTACCCAGAGGTAGGAAGCCACCAAACAAATTGGGCTCACTGGTTGATATAGATTGTTTTGTTGGCAGTCGAAAAACACAACATAGTTCATAAAAACCCTTTAGCACTAGGAACGAAGCGGGGGAATAGTGTTACATATA